GCAAACGTGATGTGGTTTGTTGCCCCATAACAAAGTCTGTAAATAGTTGGGAATCATTTTCAGATTCTAAATTGTATTTTTCCTTCAATTCTTTCCAATTAAATATCTCCCCTGAGAAAGCACCAGTAAAGTTTTCACCCCATCGCTTATTCCTTAAGGGTTGTTCGTACTTGGACTTTTCTAATGAAGTCATAGGTAAAATGTTATGAAGAACAAAAGCTCCATTCTCATTGTATACCGACGTCTCAAGACCACGATGAGACAAAGACTCTGTTAATTGTCTCACTTGATCCTCCCATAAAGGTTTTTCTGTTTTATAAACTAAAAATCCGCACATCTTACTCTCCTATAAGTTTAGCTAATGCATATTTGTCATTTTGAAAGCAATGAAAAGAAGTAGAGGTAAACATGATTGCTCCTGGCTCTAAGTCTTCATTGATCTGTTCTATCATCCACATAACCAATCGATTGGCGAAGTAAATATCATTGTGGAAATGTCTAACTGCATCGCAAGATCTCATTGGATAGTGACAATGCATTTTGTTACCTCTTATAATTAAATGCCATCCTAAAGTACAAGGTATTCTGTGGTTGTCTTTTGCTGCACCCAGATCTTCTGGGAAAAAGATAGGTATATAACATTGACGTGTATATTTATCTTTCTTTAATAACTCTACAGCGTCACTTAAATCTCCTACCTCGAATCTGATACCCTTATGTAAACCTTTAGACCACATCCTTTCTGGATAAGAATGACTAAATTTTTCTTCCTCCATGTATTCCTCTGACCTAGTTAGCCAATTAGCATGGCTTGGTGGTGGGTTTAAAGGTTCTCCTCCTACTCTTTCTAAGAAGTGTTCTTCTGCCCAAGGCAAGAAAGGTTGGCTTTGTTTTGTTAATTCTTCTAAGTTATCGCACATTGGCATTTCAATATTCATATTTAAAACTTCTAGAAACTCAAAAGGGGAAGTGTCTCCCTGCCAATTCTCAGTTGCAACGTTCTCGCCATAATGATATAAAGATTCTCTGGCTCTAAGTATTCCGTATTCAATTTTGCTAGCCCTGATTTGCATTGTGCTTTTTAATGTAATCTTCTAATAGTTTAGCATAACCAATGACATCATGCATATTGTCATCATACCAAGGATCTCCATTTACTGATCTACCGATCTTATGCATGATCATGTGATATGCTTCTTTGTGTATGTCTGATAATAAATGGAAGTTAGTTCCTTGCGCTATAACCCTCATAAGCTCTTGAGTTATATAGGCATTGGCTTCAAAAGTTCCATACCTGCCACCTCTTTGTTCTAACGTTTCTTCAACACCCATTTTGTAAGTCCTCGTGCTTATAATCCCACATTTCTATTTGTCTATTATCTATATCAACAAGATCAGTTAATATAGGTGACTTCCAGTGCTCTGGTTTAACTAAGTCAATTTGAAAATTGCCTCTTTTGGCATTTGTACCTAACTCTTTGTTGCAATTAGCTCTCATAACTCTCATAAAAGCTTCTTCAAATACTTCAAGAAAGCCTTGTCGTTCTGCAGTACCCATTGCAAAGACGATCAGATCTATTAAAGCATCTAATTCTTCCTCTTTGGTTACTGCATTCATATATTCGTCTAATTCTTCTTGCATTGCTAAAAGTCTAAAATCTTTTTCATCCTCTGACCATTTAAGATGTCTTGATGTAATACCGAATTTCAGATGCATTTTTGCAATAGCTCTAATCATCGAGTTTTCTGATTGTTCCATGTTATTCTCCTGTAGTTAAAAACAATTAATTATATCTACATTTTACTCTTTGTAAAATATATTTTACAAATAACCTATATCTTCTAAGATGCCTTCTGCTTCTGTGCAATATCTCTCATAATCGAGATCATCAACCATACCGTCCAACTCCATAACAGGTCTAGACCCATCTGACTTAGGTACTTTGTTACCATTTTTCTTATAAGTTATCTTCTTCCCGTCTGTTGAATAAATCCAACGAACAACTCTTCCTAAATATTGTCCTTTCCAGACTGCACCACCGGTAACTGATCTAACAGTTAGAAATTGATTGATGTCTGTGCATTCATAGATAGTATCTTCTATAGACTTATTGTTAATAAGTTTCTCTGTTGCAGCGATAACACAAATTGCTGCCGCAGGATTTTTAGTAATCTGGTGGATGTTAAAAATGCCCTTACCTTTATGACCATAATCAGTGATAGCAACATAATTATTAACATCCCTTGAATAAAGTGCTTTGTATTTTGTCTCTTCTAATTCAAATGCAGTATCTAACTCCCATTGAAAACAAATGTCATCATAGATTTCGTATAGTTTTTTATCTAAGATAGAGACAAAGCCATCGGTATTTGCAGAGATAACCTTAATTCCTGCTATCTCTAGTCTTTCGATCAACATAAGTAAAGCCAATTGACCGGTCATTGTTACGGTCATCATTAGATCAGGTGCATACATGATGGACCATTTACTACCTAATTTACCAAACGAACCGTTGATAACAATCTTAAGTGATTGGTTAACTAAAGTGTTGCCTGATTTCTTAGCTTCCAATCTTTCGTCTACAATACTTTGATAAATAGATAGGAAAGAAGGTCCCAGATGTCTGGGGTATAACCTTAAATTTAAAATAATCGCAGGATAATATGAAGCAACATCTCTATCACAAAGCATTTCGTTATCTTTTGGCACTATGGCTTGTTTATGTTCAGTGGAATGAATACCACCAATCCCCAATTGATATTTCGATTCACCTATTACAATTTTCATTGACTTTAATTCTTTAGGTAGTTTAATCGAACCTTTCTTATCTAATTCAAAACGATGCTTACGAATAACTTCTAAGGCTTCTCTTAGTTGTTCACCTTTAAACTTTATATAGTTAGGGATGTCGTATTTGAACGTAGTTGAACTTTTAATAGTTGGTCTTTTAATTCTCTTATTAGGGAATTTCTTAGCCAATTCGGACTTAATAACAACCTCTGCGATCTGTGCATCAGATTTAGATCTAAGGTCTTGACCATATTGTTCGGACATATCATAACGCAAGTTGATCCGATCCTCTACTTTACGATATAGATCAATAGTAGTATTTAGATCATTGATACAGTAGTCAAGAGTTTCGTCCATCTCTTGTTCGGTTAGCATTGTTCCTGGTTCAATAGGTAAGTCTTGTAAACGTTTAGAGTTTAATCTACCTCCATATAGCTTTAGACTAACCATTACACCTGGTGCAGGTTCGCATATATCGAAATGAGACATTGCTGAAGGTTGCATTAGATCAAACCTTTTCATAGTCATCCAACTAGGTGAATTCTCACCAATGATATAGTCTGAAAGCTGATGAATCTCTTTACACGTCTTACCTTTCAATGCAAAGAGAATGATAGGCATATCGTATTTGATAGAGTTAAAGCCAAATGTAACACGCTTATACATAATGGATCTAAGTTTCCGAATAGATTCCGGACTCAATGACTTGTTGGCACCTCTTGATTCAATAGTAACAATGTTTCCATTATCTATATTTTTAAAAGCGGCCAAAAAGTAATTGGGGTAGACTTCACAGTCTAAAACAACAAAGTTTTTCATAATTAGAAAGGGCGCCGAAACGCCCTAAAGGTTATAGGTCTTCTAAGTCGTCAAAGTCTTCTGAAACGTCAGTGGCACCTAAGCCGAACGTTTCACCGTCTTTAACAAATTGAACCCCATACAAGTTAGCATTAACTCGTTTGCCAAATTTGTTGTTTTGAATCCAAATATCTACGATTGCATTTACATAGCAACCAGGGTAGATAGTTTCATCTTCTTCAACGATTGGCGTTTTGTCTCTATCGATAACAGTTGGTCGTTTCGAACTTGCTGCCTTAAAAGAGAAGTGATTACCATAACCATCATAGTCTGAATCGTCACCGTCTTTTAAGCAACGCTTATCAGATGGGACTTTTACTTTAGCTTCTGCTATTGCTGCTGCAATTGCTTCATCTAACATACTCTTGGTTTTGGTATCTGCTTTATCAACTAAGAAAGTTGCTTCGAATTTACCTTCGTTACCATCAAAGCTTGCTTTTTTGAAAACAGAAGGGAAAGATAGACGTACATTTTTTAACATCATTTTAGACATTGTATTACTCCTTTTATATTTATATTTTAATTGGCTAACTCATCAGATCCAAGTGGCCAAGCTTGGATTATAGGGATATGAGGACGGAACTACTAATTATAGATTAGTTCATGTCAAAGATAAAAGGTTACCAGGAAAATATCTTGGTTTAAACGAACCTCGTACCCCTATTTCGTTTTAGTTTATTATATCATACTTTATACATTGTAATATTTATTTTTCAATATTTTCAAATAGATCAGTATCAATAGCTTCACGTTTGTCAGACTCAGGTGCTAATGCTATTTTACCAGAAGGCTTAATAGTTAGCTTCGAAATATCCTCCTTACCTAATCTTTTTTCTGCTTCACCTATACCTATTAGCTTCCTACTATATGCATCTGAGCCTAATCTTTGTATGAGTTTGGCTTCTGCTTTATCGTTCCATCTGCGGATCGATCTTCCTTCAACTAATTTATAGCCTTCAAACTTTTCTCCGTGCTCTAATTGGCTGAATACAGACGCCTCTACACCCTTCAAGAACATTTCAATTAGCTTTTTGTTCTCTAAGATTATCCTTTTCTCCATATCAGTTAGATCATCGGGAGCTTTTAAGGTTTCTAGATTATCAAACTCCTTAGTTATAACCATCTCAGTCCATTCTGCTAATACTCCACAATCACCCTTAGCTCTACACCATTGACATTGTTTCTCTCCGGCATGTCTGTAGTTCGCATGTGATAAAGCAATCTTTGCTTGACTCTTAGCATAGTTAGCAAATTTATCTAGTTCTTCTGAGGTTGTCATCCAATTAGAAAAGTTATAAATTCTTGGTTGAACGATATGAAGAACAAATGTATTGATCTCACCTAAGAAAGATAATTCGTTACCAATACCTAAAGCATATAGTTGTGCTTGAGTATTAAGATAAGCATCGACCTTAACACCTTTGCCATACTTTAGATCAAAGATGTGGCAGGTCTTATTATCATAGTCGATCACTGCAGAGTCTAAGGTACCGAATCCTCCTGGTACTACATGAGAGAAATCAACTCTTTCCTCTGTACAAAGTTCAGTAGTACTTGTCTCAAAGCTTCTAACATAATCCAGGTATTCCTGAACATGCACTGCCATGTCTTTCTCTACTCTTTTCTTGTAGACTGTTTGTCCAACATAGGATAGTGCATCTTTATTGTTCTTAAGACAAAGATCAGCAAGTTCATGTGCCATTGAACCTTCCATAGCAAAGGGACTGGACTTACCTGGTGGATAATTTTCTTCTGCTTGAACTGAGCCAGGGCAATTAAGCCATCGTTCGGAACCTGATGCAGATAGTTTAGCATGTTGTGTCATTAATGTATACTCTCCTCTGGTGGTAATTCTTCTAAAGTAAAATAGCCTTCTTCTACATATCTATCTACAGAATCATTTACTTCTTCTATAGACGATGCGGTCAATTCAGCTAATATCTCACATAAAGCAAGATATTTTGTTGGTAGACCTAATAAATCTAAAGTAATTTGTTTTCGAACCTCATCACTCATTCTTGTCCTTATCGATAACTTTCCGACTGTATTCGATATTATCTTCGATCATAAATAATAAAAAAGCAATAAACATAACACCCGCTCCTAGTAGTAAATCAAACCATTCCATTATACACCTCCTAACTTAGCAAGCTTAATGTATAACGAGTTCAGTCCGTCACCATCTAGATCTGCAATTGATTCTGCTTTAAGTTCTACTATAAGATCTTTGATTGTTGTACGTTTAACGCCTTCAGACATCTTCTTTTTGGCTAACTCTTTAACTGCCTTAACATCAATCTTAGGTGTTGGTGTTATCTGGGTTGGTGTTGTATTTACTAAGCCGAGACTCTTTTCTAATTTAAGAATGGCACTTGTTAGATCTTCTATTTGTTTTTCTATTGACATTTTATTTTCCTTTTATGATTTTAGTTGTTGTCGGAGATCATTATATCTAAGTTCTTGATCAATGTAAAGTATATTTGATAAATAATAAATAATATATTACAACCTGCATTATTTATATA